CTCTGACGAGGTGGTTTGCGGCTATTGGGTAGTTCGAGAATGCTCGTTTATACAAGATCGTACCTCCGACTTCCATGATGACACGTCTGAAGTGGCTCTCATAGGCCTTGTAATCATTTTCGTATGTCCGCCATTGCACCACCAGGTCCTCCCTCGCCACACGCTTGGGGCTTACGTAGTTCCCACATCCGAATCGGACTGAGAGGTCGCTCTCGTCCGCGACGTCGTTGTCGAGGTCGACCCACCATCCGTCATCTCTGACTCGGACGAGGTCATCATCAGGGCAAACTGCTCCGCGTCGTTTTGGGATTCGTCTGAGCTCGTCGAGGTGTACGAGCTCTCCTGGGTCACTCTTTCTTTGCCTTTCGTCTTCGGCGGCTCTTCGGACGTATTCTGGGCATGCTCGGCGCGACTCGCGTGTGAAGTCCTCTCGGAAGTGTCGGTCGAGCTCGTTGATGCGCTTGGGGCGCTCGGGCACGGGGACGTGCTTGATGAACCAGGGATTTTTGTAGAGTTCCTCTTCTGCGGCCTTGAAATAGGGGCCAGAAAAAGCCTTGAAGGCGTCACATCTACTATTGATGCTTCGAAGTTCCTTAGGTTCATCGTAGGACTCAAGCTTAAGAAAGCCATCAACGTGACTCGTGACCCACTCCGGAGCCAACTGACCATAGTATCTCTCAAACTCCCGCTTGAGTTCAAGCTTGCGGGCCTCTGTGTAAGGCGTCTCAGCAAGCCAGTCATCAAACGCTGCGACCACGACAGGTTTAATATTGTCCCTGCACCATATCGTGACGAAATGTCTGAAGCGTTCCAGCCTAACAAGGTCGGGAGGAGGTAAATCGCGACCAAGACGCTTGCGGTACGCGCGATGAATAGAGTCGGAATCGCGGCGATCGCCACTGATAGGTGCATAACCAGGTGGAGCACCAAATGGAAGTCGGCGATAGTTGAGAGTACGACTGCGATGGTTAACATGATGGTGAGGAGTGTCGGGAAGCGCGCGAGACGTGGGGGCCGGTAGCCCGGTCTCGGAAGCCCTATACCCAACGGCGTACACTTTAGCCGGATGTGCACGCCCGCTGAGTACGGGCCTGCGCAGTTTAACTGCTCGAGTCCTGGGGCTTGTGCCCAAAGCATGAACTCGGTGCCAGCAATAGCCTGCGCGGCAATGGTCGATGGGAGATTGAGAGTGCACACACGCAGAATGCGCGGTCGTGCATTTATCTTCACCATCTCCAGGGTAGAATTTAGTGGTATTTCCCCGCATGACGTTGATATGAGTTGCGGTACGAAGACCACACAACGCGAATCCATCCTGCATTCGCCTTTTATCCACTGTAGCCACTCTTCCATGGTGGTTAGGTCGGCAGCTGCGTACTCGAACACGCAACGCCCAATGACTACTGGATATGGCGCTGGATCCTTTGAAATTGCTCTATGAGTCAAGAGCCTGACGTCCTCCAAGGGATGGTACTCAATCGTGTAAACCAATCCAGTAACGCGCGCCAAGCACTTCGGCACGCGCAAATGGGATAGCGCACTAATGAAATACTCCTTCTTCGGGTACGTCTTCTGCAGCATCTTGTTGATCTGCTCTTCTGTTGGATGGTAGCCGTCCAATGGTGACGGCGGTGCGGGTGGCGGTGCCACTGCAGGATCCTCCAACTTCTCGTACCAGTTCAGTTTCTGGTACTTGCCGATAGGGTCATTCCAGGGATCATAGGGAGGAAACATCGCACCGTTTCCGTCGGGACACCCTTGCGGCGGGAGAGGAATTTCTTGCGGATTCAATGGCAATCCGTTGGAATCAAACTCCATGTCGATGATCACCTCTGCGGGGCCTTCTGTGTCTGCATCCGATCCGCTTGTCTCGGATGAACTAGGCGGGTCCGCATAGGCTGCCGTTTTCTCGGCTTCTTCCAGGTGGGCGGCCTCTCTGAGTGCCTTCTTATTGGCGGCACGACATAGCGACTTGGATGTCGTTGGCATCCCTCGCCTGTACGTGACAATAGTGACATCTCGTTGTTTGCGTCCCTGGTTCTGTCCTGGCTTGACATTGCCATTGATGGCATGCTCCTCTTGATTATGAGCGGCAGCTTCACTTGCCATGACTGGTCCTGTGAATGCGATTATCCGGTCGAATCTCTTGGCCAAGCTCTCGTTGTGCTTCTTGTCGGCACGCACTCGCTTGGCCTCACTCTTCGCGGCGGATCTCTCGGCGACTGCACGCTCAGCTGACCACGATTTCTTGATGTGGTCGCGACCGTGATGGCTCTTCTTAGAAGCCACACGCTTCTTGGCCTTGGCTCGATCTCGCTGGCCTATCTCTCGCACCCAGTCACGTCTAAATTGGCCGAGATAGTGCTCTCCAATCTGATCACTGGCTGACTCGGGTGCCGTTGCCCAACCATTCCTGAATTCTTGGTCACAAGCTGGTAGACTTAATCTCGGGTACGTTGTGGTAGTGATAATCGATGATGTTGTGGCCATGGCGGTATTCGGTTCAAGGTTTTGGTTGTTTTGGAGGTTGTAATCCTCGGGGCTGCGGACTGGTGATTTAACACTTGCAAGTAAGTCGCACGTTTCCGTGTCTACGGCTCCGCTTGCAAAGGGTGACTCGTTGTTTCCAACTTACACCACGGTGCGGGTCTCATCGTGAGACTTTAGTCCCCGCTCCCCTAAGCTCGTACACTGTTTTGTTGCAATATATCCCCAGCGGCACTCGTGGCCACTAACGCTCGTAAATCTAATCGGGGTAGTTCCATTTCCCCCGTTAAGATATTTGCGCGATACCGGTTGTTGTCTATTGCTCCATAGTGATGACGATGGTGGCTTAGGACCAGTAACTACACACTAACGAGGTGTGCAGCAAGCCAGATTTCATCTGTATCTGACTATTTGAAAATGA